GGACGCGAATCATGGACCCGAGAAGTTAAGGTCTTAGGCACATATGCCTTAAACCGTGGCTCCCAGGGACCAACGCCCCGTAAACGTGTAACGCCAGGTTTAACCTTGCGTTGACGTTGACCGGGACGGGTCGTCTTAATGAGCTTCTGTTGATAAGCGGTGTGAGGGTCAACCCACACGCCACTTATTGAGCTCTCATTTAGGGGAACCAACGGAAGCTTCTCGTCCAGAGTGATCTGGACAAGTCGCTCCATCAGTTTCCCAAAGGGAGTACATATCGTCACCATGGTATTAACCATATGACACCAGGTCGCCTTGCGGCGATCTGGCTCCTCAAAATATCGAGGAGTTATGTCTTCCCCCCGCCACCAATGCTTACCACAGGACTCCCGAAAGGGTCCTGATATGTAAGTTTTATCGGTGTTGGGTACGAAGCCCAAGAAGCGCAGCAATGCTAGAAGTGGTTCAACCAAATGCTGTTCGATGATAATATCATCACCGTAAACAGTATAGGAAGAACTACCCACAGCAAAGCAGCAAGCAGCAAAAACAAGAGTCTCCAGAGCAAAGGTAGCACCGTTTCCCATCGAGGAAAACTTGTGATATTCTTCGCAATGGTCAGGTACAAGCGAATATTTCTGCGATCTGATCGAACGCAGATACGAGAACCACTCCTCCGGAAGGAGAAGGGCGACCGTATTATACGCCAAAGTATCTGAAGCCATCGAGAGATCGATTGTGGCAAAATTGTCACTGATTGATCCCTCCTTGGCTAGGTCTTGATTTCGAGTCTGGTCGGAGAGGTTTACACCAACTCCGCGGAGACGCTTCTTAGCGTACTTATCAAAAGCAAGCTGAAGGCACATATTGCCAACGGCTTCGCAAGCGATAGTACGATGCGTCTTCCAAGACTTAGGTACGAAACTCACGCGATTCCACGAAAAGAGCTTGACCCAACATTTCTCGTAACCGAAATAATCGGCTAGCGCAGCAATGTAAGGGACAGCTCCCGGAGTGCATTCTACCCTCCTTGATAACTTAAGGAATGGTAGCGCTCTCCGACGTGGTCTTGCGACAGTGGCACCTGCCGTTACCTCGATCAACTTGGGCAAACGCTCAAGAAAATCACGGTGCGGGCCGAGCACACGTTCTACGAACGCCTGCATACGGAAGACCTGCTTTCGCAACTCTGTCGGAAATAAATCCGGCTCGTCGCAGTAAAACGAGTCCAACCGCATGTTAGTCTCAGCACATAACTGCTCACCCTCGTCGAAATTGACCAGGGCTTGAAGCGTCGTGAGCTGAGAATCGGCGAACGAAGCGTTCTTCTTAAAGAACGCCTGAACTTGTAGCACGGTCTTTGCCGCTTCTGCACTTGCTAAGTCGAGCGCAGAATTGGTAAAGCAGGATGCGAGCCAGGCATGATCTCGTCCACGGATCTTTCC